AATATAACAAACGATACAACCGCGGGCAGAATGAGGACTACGAATACCAGGGAATCAGAAGCATAAGCGGAAAAGACATCCTGAAAGACAGAGAGCTGATGGATGGCGCCGAGTTCCAAGAGCTGGAGCCGGTAGCAAATAAGTGAAGGAGGAAAGTAAATGGCAGCCAACACAAATAAGGGCTTCGGTCTTTTATTTGAAATGGGATGCGGCAAGACCAGAACTGCAATAGCCATCGCAGGAGCCGCATATGAAAAAGGCGCGATCCAGAGAGTCCTGGTAATCGCACCAACGTCCGTCGTGTCGGTCTGGCCAAAAGAGATCGCAGAGGTCGCAGACTTCAAAGTGACCTGCAAGGCGCTCCTGGGAACGAAGCAACAGAGGATCCGAATGATTGAAGACCTGCAGGCGTTCCCGTTCAAAGCGCTCAAGGTCGCCGTGATCAACTACGAATCAACCTGGAGAGATGGACTGTTTGAGAAGCTCCAGGAGTACGACGCTGATCTGATTATATGCGATGAGAGCCAGCGAATCAAGACACACGACGCAGAGCAGAGCAAAGCAATACATAAGTTAGGAGACCAGGCAAGGTACAAGCTCATCCTCTCCGGAACACCGGTACAGAATGATGCAATCGACATATGGAGTCAGTACCGGTTCCTGGACGCTTCGATCTTCGGCCGGAACTTCTATCAATTCAGAAACCGGTACGCGATCATGGGAGGATTCAACCGGAAGCAGATAGTCGGATACAAAGACCTGGACGGTCTGATCCGAAAAGAGCACTCGATCGCATTCAGAATCACGAAGGAAGAAGCAATCGACCTGCCGGAGCAGACGTTCATCAAGAGGAAGGTCCAGCTCGGCAAAAAGGAAAAAGACCTATACAACCAGATCAAGCGAAGCAGCTATGCAGAGTTATCTAACGGAGACAAGATCACGGCCACAACCGTACTGACAAGGCTCCTGAGACTGCAGCAGCTGGCCGGAGGATTCCTGGTCACAGACGACAGCGACAAGCCGGAGCTCGTCAACACAGCGAAGCTGGATGCGCTCCAGGATATCATCGAGGACTACGTACTAGGCGCAGGAAAGAAGCTGGTAATTTTCGCAAGGTTTATCCCGGAAGTAACCGCCATCATGAAAATGATAGATAAGACCTTCCAGAAGACAGGAAAGAAGCAGGTGGCCATCTATGGAGCAATTAAGAAAGAAGACCGCGGACCGATCATCAAACAGTTTCAGGAAGATCCAGACACCGTGATCATCGTCGGCCAGATCGACACCCTCGGCGTCGGAGTAACCCTGACAGCTGCAGATACATGCGTCTACTATTCAAAGAACTTCAACTACGCCACATACGAACAGAGCCTCTCCAGGATCCACCGAATCGGCCAGAGGAACACCTGCACATACATCGATCTGGAGACCGAAGGAACCGTGGATGAGATGATCGGCAAGGCACTGGCCAGAAAAGAAGATATGGCTAAGACAGTCGTGGATGACTGGCGTGCGTACTTTGAATAGGAGGCAACATGATGATATTAAAGAAAATCGCTCACAAGGTCGCTCAGGCATTCAGACTGGCCCAGGATGCCGATAAGAAACTGTCAACTGGCATAGCAGCAGCGCTGGACGCTAAGGCAGAACAGCTAAGAGAATACGAAAAGAGCTTCGAGCCAGAACCTCCGGAACCGGATCCTTTGCTGGAAGCGCGCACATCACTGGCGCAGGCTGGATTCAGTGCAGCAGCAGCCACATATGCGCTCCGGAGATTCGCGGAAGCATTGAAGCCGGAGCCATTGAGCCACCTGACCAATAACTGGCGCAAGATGCACGGTCTGCCGATGCATCGAAAACATGCATCGTTCAGGAGAAGGAGGAAAACTAAATGAAAGATGAGACAGCGATAAACAGCTACGAATTAACGCTGACGCCAAACTATGTATCAGATTGGAATTTTAATGATGCTCTCAGGGAGTTGATACAGAACGGCACCGATCAGGAGGTGCTGGATCCAGATAACGAATTCCAGATCGACTACAGCCAAAAGGAAAAAGTGCTCCGGCTCAAGAACCGGAAGTCTGTTCTTAAAATAAATACCTTGCTTTTAGGAAGAAGCAGCAAGGCAAATAACGAGGACACGGTCGGACAGTTCGGAGAAGGCTATAAGATCGCCGCATTGGTTCTGAATAGACTAGGGAAGACCTTCACGATTTACAACAATGAAAAAAATGAGGTTTGGGAATCCCGATTCAAAAATTCAGAGAAATGGCTGGAAAAAATCCTCTGCTTTTACGTCAGCAAACGAAAAACAGATGACCACGGCTTATGCATCGAAGTAGGCAATGTCACGCAGGGAGAATTTAATGATTTATACAAGGTATGGCTCCACTTGGACGATTGCGACTACAGCAAAGCGGAAACGAAGTATGGAGAAATCATCTTAGACGAAGCATACGCCGGAGAAGTGTACGTCAACGGCTTATTTGTGGACTGCAATAGCGATCTGAAATACGGTTACAATTTTAAGCCAAAATACATACGCCTGGAGCGCGATAGAAAAACCTGCGACACATGGAATGTTGAAGACACAACATCGCTCATGATTGCAGAGGCAATGGTAAAGGGAGACGTTCCGATGGAAAAAGTGCGGAGGATGGTCGAGGAAAGAGCCGACGACGTGTATCATTTCGAGTTCAACGCCTACAGCGACGACGTGAAAAAAGTTCAGGAAATGCTGATAGAATCATTCGATACACAAAACCCGCAGCCATACTCTGTGCCGGTAGATTCGCAGGAGGATATAAGGAAAGTTAAGGCATACGGAGGGAATCCAGTAGTCGTTCCAGCAGGCGTGGCGAAGCTGCTCAAGAAAGAAAAAGACAAGCGCATCAAAGCGCTTACAGAAATCCCATGTGCCAACGTTATGACTTTGAAAGATAAATTCAATCGCTGGTACGACGTATACGCGGAAGACATCCGGGACGAAGCGCGAATGGAAATAAGAAATCTCATTGATGAACTGGAGTGATCAACATGGATAAAATCGTGATCTGCAAGCAGTGCGGTCGACCAGAATACTGGGGAGAGATGCGGTGGTTATCGGGAAAGTGCACCTGCAGAAATTGCTATCGAGCAAACTGGCAGGACGAGAATAAAGCGCTGTATGAATGGGACGACCTGGACGGCCCACGTCCAACCATGGACGAATACGAGAAGCAGGAGAAGGAGGCGAGAGAATAATGGCAGAAGTTAAGATCTGGCCGCGAGGCCAAAACGAAACCGGAGGCATCCTGCTGATGCCGATGAAGAAAAACATCCCAAAAGGGCATCCGGAATGGAGCCTGGTAAAATGTCCGATCTGCGGACAGGAATGCTGGAGACCAATATCAAGACAGGAACTCCGGCAGAAAAAAATGCAAGCAGCCTGCACAGAGTGCGGACTCAAAATAGAAAGTAGGAGGACAAACCCATGAAACTGACAGAAATGCTCGGCCAGTACGAGGAGCTTCTCGACAAGAAGGATCAGCTGGCCAAAGACACCAAGGACAACAATGCAGCCATCGATAAGCTGAAGGCAGAGATCGCAGAAATGATGATCGACGAAGATATCCCGTCCCAGGGATACGGCGACTACATCTACAGCCTCCAGGATAAGGTCAAATACTCCAAGCGCGGAGAAGCCTACCTGCAGGAACGCGGCCTGGACTTCTTCGAGGTACTCAGAGAACAGGGCCTCGGCGAGCTCATCAAAGAAACCGTCAATGCAGGATCCCTGCAGAGCGCGATGAAAGAAATCGCCGAAGAAAACGACGGAGAGCTGCCGCCGGAGCTGGATGAGGTCGTAAGCAGCTATGAGATGACCGACATCGCCAGACGCAAGTCAACCAACAAAGCACTCAAAAGAGCGAAGGGAGAATAAACCATGGAACAGTTAGAATTTGATTGTCGCCTCGAATCAGAGCGCGAGCTTGAGGAAAACGTAAACATCGCCCTGGAATTTGCCTGCAAGCAGGTCAAGGAAACCAGCAAGTCGAAGGTATCGAACCGCCACGACGGATACGGTATCGCTTCAGAATTCTACGCAGGCATGAAGCTCGACCAGAAGAAGGTCGACGAGAGCATGAAAGACTTCCTGCGCATCCTTCCAACAGAGGATGATGCCAAGGCAGTCGAAGCAGTCAGCAGCCTGAAGAATGCAGC